AAATGGATGCTGTCGAAGCTGCCGCCAATGTCGTAGAAATTGACGAAGACGTATTGCTGGCTGCTGTCCTGGCCGGCGAAGGCCCCGCTGGGATTGCCGCAATAGGCGTTGGTCTTGGAACACGCCCCCAGCGCCGCGATGACCTGGGACGGCGTAAAGTCGAACACATCGACGCCGTTCTTGTAGAACGACAGGTCGTTGCCGGCGTCGAGCGCCGACAGCCAGAAGCCGAAATAATTGACGCCGGTCGCGAGCGTGGTCGTCAGGTTGAGCTGATATCCGGTGGTGGAAGATGTTACGATGTAGTCTCCGGTTCCGCCCGCCCCGCCGAACTGGCCCGCCGCCGAAATCGACGCATTGGTGTAGGTGCCGGTGATCGTCCCGCCGGTGCCGTAATTGGTGGAGAAGCTGTTCCAGGCGCCGACCCCCATGCCGTTGAAGTTATCGACGCCGACGGTGCAGGTCCCCGATCCGAGGTTGGCGCACAGCGCGGCCTGATTGGCGTTTTCGACGCCGGCGGCCTCGTACGTGACGTTGAAGGAAGCGGCGCGAGCGGTCTCCGCGGCGCCGGACAGCAGGCCGACGCCGAACAGAAAGCCGAGGGCGCCGGTGCGCAGAGTTTGGATGTGGCTGGTCATGATCGGTCTTTCAGATCGCGCGCCGGCGCAGCATCAGCAGGCCGCCGACGCCGGTCAGGAACAAGCCGAGGCTTGCGGGTTCGGGCACCTGGATGCCGGTTTCGGCAGTGACGTAACCGACCGTGTGGTTGTCCGACTCATAACCGCCGCCATAGCCGTTGGCTTCGGAGAAATGGATGCTGTCGAAGCTGCCGCCCAGATCGTAGAAATTGACGAACACGAACTGCTCGCCGCTGTCCTGGCCCGCGAACGCCGAATTGGGGTTGCCGCAATAGGCATTCGTGCTGGAACACGCCCCCAGCGCGGCGATAACCTGGGACGGCGTAAAGTCGAACACATCGACGCCGTTCTTGTAGAACGACACGTCGTTTCCGGCGTCGAGCGCCGACAGCCAGAAGCCGAAATAATTGACCCCGGTCGCCAGCGTGGTCGAAAGATTGACCTGATAGCCGCCATTGCTGAGGAAGGTCACGCCGTATTTGCCGGTTCCGCCGGCGCCGCCATACTCGTCCGCGTTATTGATCTGGGCGTTGACATAGGTGCCGGTAATGGTCCCGCCGGTGCCGTAATTGCTCGTAAAAGTTTCGCCGGAGCCGGTCGGGCGGCTGTCGAAGTTTTCGGTGCCGACCGTGCAGGTTCCCGACCCCAGATTGGCGCACAGCGCCGCCTGCGTGACGTTCTGGACCCCCGCGGCCTCGTAGGTGATGTTGAACGGGTCCGCATGGGCCGCCGAAGTCAGCACGGCGAAGACGCCGCCGAGAAGAAAGGTTGCGCGTGCAAAGCTTAAGTTCATGGTCGCATATCCTGTCACTGGCCTTACCCGGTCGTCTGGCGACGCGTCGGTATCTGAAGCATCGTTAAAGCACATACCGTGCCAAACTAAAACGCGCTGCTAAATCAAGCGCCTGCGATGAACAGGCCCGATCGTCAGCATCCTACTGTAAAGACTCGCTACACAAAAGGGGTATGCGTTCGCGACAACGCTGTCGGAACGTCGAAAATCTCTCCCCGCCCGCCGGACACGCGCATCACGAAAGATCGAATTTCGGCTGGTGAAGCCCGCCATCCGGAACATTGCCATGCGCCCTTGGGCAAGGCTTGAGGGCGGCCGCCTGGGCTGCCCGTCCCCCCATCGAAATGGAGCCTTTTTGATGAACGAAGCGACCACCGCCGAAACCCTCGCGCTCGTCAAGGACGCGCTGGCCAACGGCAGACCCGATGCGCTGTCCAAGGCGATCACCACCGCCACCGGCCTCCTCGCCTACGATCTTCAACCCTCCGCCAAGAATCTCTATCCGGCCGCCACGCCGATCCGCAACGTCCTGCCCCGCGTCGGCGGCGGGACCGGCGCGGCCACCAACTGGCGGCAGGTCAACGCCATCATCGGGTCCGGCTGGGACGCCATGGGGTGGGTGCCCGAAGGTCAGCGCTCCGGCCGCATGAGCTACACCACCGCGACCCGCTCCGCCTCCTACGCGACGGTCGGGGAGGAGGATTCGGTGACCTTCGAAGCCGTCTCCGCCGCGCAGGGGTTTGAGGATATCCAGGCGACCGCGACGATGCGGCTGCTGCAGAAAATGATGCTGAAGGAGGAAAACGCCTTCCTCGGCGGCAACGGTTCGATGCAGCTGGGAACCCCGGCGACGCCGGCGCTCGCCGCCGCCGGTTCGGGAGCGACGCTGCCGGCCGCGACCTATTCGGTGATCGTGGTCGCGCTGACCTATGAGGGCTACCGCAATTCCAGCGTGGCGGCGGGCGTTGCGACCACGAAATCCATCGCTGGGGCCGACGGCGCCAGCTTTACGCTGAGCGGCGGCTCGTCGGCCGCATCGGCCAACGCGACCCAGGCGGTCGCGTCGGGCGCGACGCTGTCGGCTTCGGTGACGCCGGTCGTGGGCGCGGTCGGCTACGCCTGGTATGTCGGCGGGGCGGGTTCGGAGAAGCTTCAGGCGATCACCACGGTCAACAGCGCGACGTTCTCTGCGCCGCTCGCAACGACCGGGCAGCCCGCGTCGGCGGTCACGGCGGATAATTCCGCCAACCCCGGCCTCGCCTATGACGGGCTTCTGACCTCGGCGCTCAAATCCGGCTCCGGCGCCTATGTCGACTATCTGGCGACCGGAACGGCGGGCACGGGAACGCCGCTCAGCGAATCCGGCCGTGGTTCGGTCAACGAGATCGATCTGATGCTGCAAAAGATGTGGGATCTGTATCAGGTCAGCCCGACCGTGCTCTACGTCAACAGCCAGGAGCAGCGCAACATCACCAACAAGGTGCTGAACAGCGCCTCCGGCCCGCTTTTGCGCTACGCGATCGACGGCAAGGACCCGTTCGCGATCGTGGCCAACGGCGTGGTCGAATATTATTACAACCCCTTTGCGCTCGACGGCGGATACAAGATTCCGGTCAAGATTCATCCGTTCGTCCCGCCGGGCGTGATGATCGGCTGGTCGGAGAACCTGCCGGCGCAGTACCAGTCCAGCAACGTGCCCAACGTCGCCGAGGTCAAGACGCGGCGCGACTACTACCGGATGGACTGGCCGCTCAAGACCCGCGCCTACGAATTCGGGGTCTACGCCGAGGAGGTTCTGGCGGTCTACGCGCCTTTCGCGATGGGCGTGATCGCCAACATCGCGAACGGGTGAGCCGACGCAGCCGCCGCGGCCGGGCTCACCCCGGCCGCGGCGTATTTCCCGAACGATCCGACAGGAGACGCGCCGATGGCCCAAGGCGATCTCGTACTCATGGCCGATGTGAAGGCCTATCTTGGCGGCGACCTGCAATCCAACGACGACGCCGTGCTGGCGCGCCTGATTTCCGCCGCCAGCCAGTTTTTCGTCACCGCATGCGCCCGTCCCATCCTGGCGCAGGATTATGCCGAACTCTACGACGGCCGGGGCGCGACCAGGCTCTATCTGCGCCAGACGCCGGTCCTCGCCGTCGCGTCGCTGGCCATCGACGGGGTGGCGATCCCGCCATCGCCCCAGCCCTGCCAGCCGGGCTGGATGCTGAACGGCAACGTCGTGCTGCTGACCGGCTTCTGGTTCCGGCGCGGGGCGGCCAATGTCGCGGTCAGCTACAGCGCCGGATGGGCGGCCACGCCGGCCGACGTCGCCGAGGCGGTGATCGAACTGGTCGGGTTGCGCTATCGCGGCCGCGACCGGCTGGGCAAGGTCTCGGAGGGGATGGGCGGTATGGCGACGACATCCTATGCGCAGAACGACGTCAGCGCCTTCGTCGCCGGAGTCATCGCCCGCTACGCCAGGGCGAATCTCGCATGATCGCCGCAACCTTGAACAACGCGGCGGCGGTCGCGGACCGGCTGGCCGCGCTCGCGCCCCAGGCGGACGCGGCGCTCGCCGGCGCCGCCGACGATCTGACCGAAAGGCTGCGCAGCCTGGTCGATCGGAAGCTGTCCGGCGAGGTGCTGAACGCCCGGACCGGCGCCCTGCGGGCGTCGCTGCGCGCCGGAGTCGAGCAGGCCAGCGGCATCGTCGGCAGCGTGTCGGCGGCGGCTCCTTATGCGCGGTTTCAGGAATATGGTTTCGCGGGAACCGAAAGCGTGCGCGCGTCCACCCGGCGGATCAGCCGCGCCTTCGGCCGCGCCATCGCCCCGGTCACGGCGCCGGTGCGCGCCCATGACCGGCGGGTGGATTATCCGGCGCACTCCTATCTGCGCAGCGCGCTGGCCGAGCTGGCGCCCGATATCGGCTCCGCGCTGCGCGCCGCAATGGCGGAGGCGCTGGAATCATGAGCCGCGAAGCCATCCAGGCCGCGCTGTTCGGTCTGCTGACCGTCGGCCCGGCCGCGCTGCCGGGTCTGAGGGTCGCCAGCCGCCGGCTGAAGCCGCCGCAGGAGGTCGGCGCCGGCAACTGCCCGGCGCTGTTCCAGATCTACAAGGGCGAAACGGTCGAGTGGACTGCGATGCAGCCGCGCAAGCGGGTCATGCATCTGGAGCTCGTGCTCTATGCCCATTCCGGCGACAAGAGCTTTCCGCCCTCCTCGCTGCTCAACCCGCTGCTCGATGCCATCGAACAGGCGCTGTGCCTGGGCGATCCGGTGCGGGTGCAGACGCTGAACGGCCTCGCCAAACGGGTCACCGTCAACGGCAGGATCGAAACCGACGAGGGCCTGCTCGGCGAATACGCCTACGCGATCGTCCCCATCGACATTTTGACACCATAGGAGAGTTGCGGATGACTCAGTATTCCTTCGGCATCGGCGCGCTGGTCGCGCTCAGGACCGATGTCGCCAACGCGCCCCCGGCGCAGTTCGGCACGCTGCAGGAGGTTCAGCTCGACCTCAGCTATTCGGTCAAGGAGCTGTCCGGGCAGTTCCAGGCGCCGGTCGCGCTGGCGCGCGGGCCGCTCAAGATCACCGGCAAGGCCAAGGCGGCGCGCATCACCGCGGCCAATTTCAACAACATCTTCTTCGGCCAGGCGCTGTCCGCGGGCAACACCGTGACCCAGCTGGGCGAGCCCGGGACCGTTCCCGCCGAATCCCCCTATACGGCGCAGGTCGTCAACCATGCCGCGTTCGTCGCCGATCTGGGCGTCGCCTACGCCCAGACCGGGGCGCTGCTGACTCCGGTCACCGGCGCGCCGGCCGCGGGGCAATATTCGGTCGCGTCCGGCGTCTATACCTTCGCCGCCGGCGACGCCGGGGCGTCGCTGCTGTTCACCTATACCTACACCGCGTCGTCGGGCATGGGCATCGCGCTCACCAACCAGCTGATGGGTTCGGCGCCGACATTCAAACTGATCCTGAGCGAGCAATACCAGGGCAAGCTGCTCAACCTGGCGTTGAACGCGGTGATATCGCCCAAGCTGTCGCTGGCGTTCAAGAACGAGGATTTCATGATCCCGGAATTCGATTTCCAGGCGGCCGCCGACGCCTCCGGCAATATCGGCAATTTCTGGTTCAGCGAGTGATCATGAGCCAGACGATCACCCTGGGCGGCCGGCCCTACCCGATCGCCGCGCTCAAATTCCGCGAATTGAAGCGCATCCTGCCGCTGTTCCTGCAGCTGGGCGTCGATAGCGAGGCCAAGATCGACGCGCAGGGCGAGATCATCGCCGCAGCGATCCGCACCGCCGACGGCGGCTTCACCCGCGATGTCTTCGACGAGCTGTCGCCGACCCTGCCCGAGCTTCAGGCCGCGATCTCGGCCATCGCCGCGCTGTCGGGGCTGGAGCGGCGCGGAGACGACAAATCGGGGGAAGCGTCGGCGGCGGGTCCCTTGGCGGCGAGTCGCTCGACTGGGGCGCAATCTACGCGCTGATCGCCACGGCCTGCGGCTATCGCTGGCCCGAGATCGACGAGATGACGCTGCCGCAATACCGGGACCTCGCCGCCTATTGGCGCCACTGCCCGCCGGCGCACCTGATCCTGCTCGCGCTTTGCGGCGCGAAAGCGCCGGCGGCCGGCGGGGCCGATCTCGGCTCACTGATGGCCGCGCTGGGCCGAACCTGAAAGCATGCCATGCTCGATGACCTGATCGAAATCGGGTTTCAGGTCGATAACGACGACCTGAAATCCGGCCTCTCGCTCGCATCGCAGAACGTCGCCGATTCGTGCGGCGCGATCGATGCGGCGCTGGGCAAAATCTCCGAGGCCGCGGCGGGCGCCAGCCAGGTGCTCCAGAGCTTCGCCGACCGGCCGCAAAGCGCGAAAGCGATCGACGACAGCTTCGCCGAACAATCGACCGAGATCGACATTCTGAAATCGCTCTACCGCATCTCCGCCGATGACGCGATCGCCGAG